TTTAGGTTCTTCTCCTTTAGGTTCTTCTTTTGGAGAATCTAAAGTCATTTTCTTATCAAATAAATCTTTTAAATCTTTTCTTAAATCAGCACTTCTATCAAAATCATCCCCTGCCGCATCAATATCATCTACATACATTTTTGCAAGTTCCAAATCTCTTCCTTTAAGATATGGGAATATATCTGATTCTGCATAATCTTGTATTTCATCACCAGGCATATCATCAATATTATTTTGAACATCATCTATCTGTGCATCGGTGTTATCATCTCTTACAGGTTCATCTTTCTTAGGTTTATCAAAGATGTTCACTTTAGGAGTATCTTTTTTAGAATCATCACCTTTAGAATCGTTATCATCTTTTTTATCATGAGTACCTGCTTTTACTGCAGAATCTCTTGCATCTTTAGATTTAAATACAGAAACCGCACCACTATCTTTATTGATTGCTGTGTATGTTTCTTCTTCGTTTAAAAGGTCAGTCAATTTAATCATAATTCCTTTGTCTCCGTTTTATGTGTATATAAATCAAGTTTACCATCTTCGGTAATCTTAACTTCATAATTAGTTTTTCTAATATCGTTGTGACCACCTTTATATGGAGTAGTACCAACTTCTCGGGTTACTTTCCCAAGTTTAATTTTATTTTTGGACATATAGTCCTGTACATTAAATGCCATAACTTAAGTTATTTCTGTTATAATTTCTCTCATCAAATCTTGTGATTTACACCACTCGTTACAAACTTCACCTTGTTTTACTAGTTGTTTGTTAACAGATTCGTTCATCGGAGTCATAAATGCTCCATGTGTTGATGGATTAGAAACAAAATCCCAACCAATCAATTCAAAATCTTCACCTACTTGAACTTTACCACCTGATAGAGGTTCTACTGAACCCATACCTCTTGATGATATTCCTAAAAGGATTCCTGCTTTAAGTAGTTCTTTTAAGATGTTACCACTTGGAGTTGGTAGTATCTCAACGGTTCCTACTAAATCATCGTTATCCCAATGTATCTCTCTTACGTTATGAGATACGTTCTTTAGGTTGATTACAGAAGAATCTGGATGGTCTAATTCACCAAGTGCTCTTCTTTCTTTAATAAGTGTTTCGTATTTTTTAGCTTCTCTCATCAAAATTTGTTTTGGATATATTCTTCCATTTTGATTTTCAGCACCTGCTCGTTGTAAAATACCTTTAACGATAGTTCTTCCACTTTCGTCTTCGTTTACTTTACCTTCGAATAGTTTTGTTTCTATTAATAAATTTCCCATTATGCTCCCCAAGTTTTTCTTCGTTTAAATAAATCAAAAAAGATTGCTGATACTTCCTGTCTGATGATTTTTCTTATTAAATCTTTATCAGACTCGTTGAGTTTCTCGTTAAGTTCTCCTTTTTTAAAACTAACGATTTCTTCATTGATTATATCATATAATTCTTTTTTAGTCATTTTATTTTAATTTACCTCTCTTTGCATCTCTCTTTAATTCTTCAAGAGCATTGATTTGGTCTTGTATTGCCGCTTCCAAACTTACATTTCTGTATTTAGCTTGTTTTCTAACAGCCAACATTGCAATTCTTTTTTCTTCAGTAGATGGTCCTTCATTAATTGATTCCTCAACTGATTCCTTTTTATCTTCTTTTTTTTCTATTGCTTTTTGAAGTGCTGGTGGTAATTTTTTCTGAGCATCTGTTAATTCAGAAACTTGTTCTTGTTTTGCTCCTTTACCTTTCCAAGTTTTTTCTATATTGTTAAAGAATTTCTTTTTTTCTTCATCAGACATACTAGGAATAGATTTACCCGCTTTTTCTAAAGCTCTTTTGAAAAACTCTTGATATTCCGATTCTTCTATCATAGTTTCTTTAACTATGTTTTTTAATGCTTCTCTTGTTATTTTCATTTTTCTATCTCCTGTATAGTTCGAGCGATATTAACCAATCTCTCCTTTATCTTATAAATATGTTTGTTTGTTCTTTTCCAATACTGATTGGAATCCAACTCATTCATTGTTTTGATTTTATTATACCAATTGAAAAACTTTTCAGTTTCTCTAAGTTGATACTTAAGTTCTTTTAAACCCATTGCCATCTTCTTATGAGGATGCATTGTTTCATCGTTTTTTAATTCTAACCAACGATTTACTGGTCTTTTGGATTTAGCTTCATTTAGCTCTTCATCCATCTTACCAACTATCTTCATACCAAATTGAGTTGAAATTTTTTTCTTACGTTTTTTATCTTTAGCACCACCATCAGAAAATGCAGCAGGAGTATTGTACCCACCAACTGCACCAGTTCCTGTCATTTCATCCAATTCGTGTTCTACTTCTTGGATTAGTTCATCTAAGAATTTATTAAGATTTTTTTCCATTGACATTTTTTATCTCCTTAATTAACTCATAAGACATCATTAAAGCTGAAACTTGTTCATCGGTAACTTTCTTACCAATTTTCTGTTTTTTCAAAACATTTATTGTTTCTCTCAACTTTATTTTTGTAATCTTATCTTTCATACCTTTATACGCTTCGTGTAAAGATGTGATAGTTTTAATTAATTCTGATTCATAGTATTCATTGAACTTAGATGTATTGGTAACATTATTAATATATTCTCTTAATAAACCTTTTTGAGATTGATTTAAAGTTGTATATTTTTTGTTAAAAGTTTCAATAAGAATTTTATATGTCAACAATCGAAGGTCTTTCTCTTGTTTTTTATATTCTTCAACTAATTTATCTTGTTTAGCTACTTTAGTAGTTTGGGAAGTTGATGAGATGTGCTCAACAAGAGTAAGTTTAGAATCAAATACATCTTTAATATCAAGAATATCATTCTTTTTACCTTCAAATAGTTTATGTATTGAAGCTAAAATTTTGTAGTTTGTTACCGGGGAAGATAAGAAATTATTAATTTCGAATGTTTCTTTGATAGACTTAATAAGATTATACTTTTCTCGTTGGAGTTTAGTATAATTTATTTTACTGTGTGCTTCCAATATAGCTTCAATAAACTTCTCAGCCTTTGATTCTGTATTGTACTTTTCGTTTATAAGTAGGTTGAATAATCTAAGCTCTTTTGATAACTCAGTTCCTCTTCCATAGAATTCTTTGATTATTCCTTTTGATTTTTCCTCACTACCATTGAGTATTTCAACCGTAATTTGTCGAGTTAAAAGTTCAAAAAGAAAACCCGTATTCTTAAATTTTGAATGTTTTATTTTTCTCATCTTATGTTTTTCCTATTATGATATAGTAAAATTTCCCTCTTATAAATATAAAATTATAAAAGTTAACCTAATTAATCTTCGTCTAGTATGTTGTTTTCGTCCAACATTCCTTTCATTTCATGTAAATACTTTCGTTTTGCCGCTATACCATTGATATATTTAATTGCTTTATCTTCTGATGTTCTTGAACGTTTTTTCGTTCTTTCTTTATCACCAAGTGGGTCTCTACCTAATGGATGTTTATCTTTTCCATATGTTCCACCTTCTCTTGGTCTACCACCTTTATCTTTTATTTCATTCTTGATATCTTCAAGTTGTTCTTCAATATCACTTGGTTCATCATCTTCCATTGCAGGGTCACTACCTTCATCTTCAATAGAACGGAATCTATATCTATCTTTTAAATCATCTAACATAGATACTCTTTGTTCATCTTGTTCACCACCACTTAGTTTGAATATATTTTCATATACCCAATCCTTAGATAACATATTTAATCCTTGAATATCTTGAGCTAATCTAATTTTCTCACTCCATAAGTTTACTTTTTCTTGTTCGTAAATTGTAGATGGATTAACTAATGATAATTCAAAATTAGTCATTTCAGAATCTGTAATTCCTTGTGCATATAAATGAACAATTGCAATTTTAGATAATTCTGAAACTACTGTTCTTTGTATTCTCTCTATTGTTCTTGCAAATCTAACATCTTCTGCTGCTAATGTTGCTTTACCATTTACATTTTCTTCATATCCTAAATATGCTCTAGGAACTTTTAATGCTGCAAATAATTTGTTTTTTAGATAATCAATATCATCGATGGTTGCATACTCTAATCCTGCAAGATTATCAATAGATGTTCCACTATCACCACCACGAACAGGAAGATAGAAATCTTCTGTTAGGTTTTGCATATTATACTTTAAGTTATAATCACCAGTATTTCTATCAATAAATGGAACTTTCTTCATTTTATTGATAATTCTTTGCATATAGTTATCTACCTCTGTTGGAGGAATGTTACCAATATCAATTTTGAAAACTCTCTTTTCAGGTGCTCTCATAATTCTATGGATTAACATTGCATCTTCCATTAAAGATAATTGTTTCCACAATCTTCTACCATTTTCAATCATTGATTTTCCGTATGGTAACCAGTTTGTATCTGCTAATAATCTAAAGTGAGCAACTTCAAAGTTTTCGTATTGTTCTTTTCCATTTGGGTCTTCAGTAATTTTAAACTTTACTGAGTTTGGATTCGATGGGTCTGTTCTTTCTAATCTTTCTGTGTTGTAAACTGAATGAGGTGTTACATTAACAATACCTTTACCTTCAGCGATTTCTAAACCTAAGAAGAAATCTCCATACTTACACATATTTCTTACCCAAGGCCATAAGTTGAATTCAACATTAAGAACATCATAAAATAAGTTATTTAAAATATCTTGTACTTGTTGATTATCAGAGTGAACCAATAAAGTATCACCAAATTCATTCTTTAGTGTTGATTCATCTGCATATATA